AAGACGCAGGCTGATTATATCAACGATACGAACAAGGCGTTGGATAACGAACTTGCCCGCATGAAGATGTTGAAGGACGCGCGCGAAGTTCAAGGCCGGTTGGATCAAATCGAACAAGAATTTATGAAGCGTCGTATGCCGCTTGACGAAGCGCAATTGAAGGTCTTCCGCGACAAAATTCAGGCCATCAACGACTATAAGTATGTTCAGTCGGAACTTGACCGGATTGTCGAAGAAGCCCAAGGGCCGCAACGCACGTATAACGCGACGCTTCAAGCGGCGAAGGAAGCACTAGACCAAAACGCAATTTCGCAAGCCCAATATCAGCTTCAGTTGGGCAAGGCTTCGCGCGCGTTGGCCGAAGCAACCGACCCGCTGTTGTCGTTCAAAGACGCAATTGAAACGTCGCAACGGGCGCTTGGCCTTTACGGGCAGGCCGTCGAACAAAACAACTATCTTGAAAGCATCCGCCAAAAACTTGTCGCCGAAGGTTACACGGGCGACGAACTTCGTAACAAGCTGTTGTCGGAAGAAGTGCAAAACTTGGTCGCGAAGAACAACGCACTCTTGCAGCAACAGCAAATCAACAGCACGATTGGCGAAATCGTCAATCCGATGTTGGAACGCGACAACATGCTTGCGAACGAAACGTCGTATTACGCCGAACTTCAGCGTTTGCGCGACGAAGACGTTATCAACGCGCAACAGTATGAACAAGCGAAGTATGCGCTTCAGGCCAAGTTCAGCGAAATGAAGCTTCAAGGCGCTTCGTCGTTCTTCAGCGAACTTGCCGGGCTTCAGTCGTCTTCGTCGCGGACGCTGGCCACCATCGGCAAGGCGGCGGCTATCGCGGACGCCACGATTAAGGGTTATGTCGCGGCGCAGAATGCGCTCGCTACGGTGCCCTATCCGTTCAACATCGCGGCGGCGGCGGCAATTGCGATTAAGACCGGCGCGAACGTCGCGGCCATCGCGTCAACCAATGTGGGCAGCTATGCCAACGGCGGACAGTTCATGGTTGAAGGCCGGTCGGGCATTGACAACAACAACATTAACATGAACGTATCGCGCGGTGAACGTGTAACTATTGAAACGCCGTATCAGCAACGCCAAAGCGACGGCGGCGGAAGTGGCGACGTTTATCAAGGCGACGTAAAGATTGTCAATCAGTTTGACGAACGCGAATTTGTCGCCGCAATGGATAGCCCCGAAGGTGAACGTATTATTCTGAATGTAATTAAGCGTAACCCTAATTCGGTGAAACCACATTGACCTACGGCACTGTAATTCAGACGCCTGAACGGCCTATTGGTGAGCAATGGGCTTGGCTTACCGACGTTGGAACGTCCTTTAACGGTAACGAAGACCGCATTCCGCTTCTTCGTTATCCGCGTCGGACGTTCACCGGCAATTTTCGTTTTGACGATGTGTTGGACCTTCGGCGGCACATTGCGATGATGACGAAGCGCTTTCGGACTGAATTTCAGTTTCCGCTTTGGCAGTATCAAGCCAAGCTGAAGATGAAGCTTACGGCTGGCGATACGGTTGCATACATCAACCCGGCGCGCGGTGACTTCCGGGTTGGCGGCGCGGCTATCGTCGTTGAAGGGGTAAAGTTCGAACAAGTCGAAATCGCCGAAGTCAACGCCGATAACGTCGTATTCGTGGACCCGCTGGCAAACGCTTATACGTCGCGCGGCTTGGTTGTCCCGATTACAACGGTGTTCACCAACACCAACGCCAGCATTACGCGGCAAAATCCCGACCATTCGGCGACTTCTTCGTTCACATTTGTTGAACGTATGTTGCCCACATTGCCGTTCCTGCCGCCGTCGAACGACATAGCGCTTACAATGTTCGACGGCTTGCCTGTCCTGCCGTATGTTCCGATTGGCACGGGTTTTGACGGCAACGTTGCGACGGGGCTTCAGGCGATTGATTACGTCGGTCTTATGGACTTTATTTCACCTTGGACGGTTGAACAATGGGCGCACAATCTAACGTTCAAAGCAAGTCATCTTGGCACTTCGCAAGACTTCGCATGGTGGCAAAAGTTCGCCGACACGATACAAGGTTCGGCAAATCCGTTTTTGTTTCCAACGAACCGTTCAGATTTAGGCATTGTCACGCCAGCGAACGGGGGCGGTGGCGTCGTTACCGTTAGCGGCGACGAATATACGCAACACTATTGGAACCATGGCGCGTTTAGTCGCATTTTCATTGATAGCGACGCCGGGCGGCACTATGCCAAGATTACGGCGGTTGCTTCGGTGGCGGGCGATGATCGTTTAACCTTCGCCCCCGCCTTGCCTGCCGGGGCCGCTTGGTCGTCCAATCAGAAAATTGGTTTCCTGTTGAAGCTTCGTAATGACAACGACAAGATTTCGTGCAATCATTACGGCTTGTGGACTGAAGTAAGCATGGCGGTTAGGACGGTTGTATAATGGCGACGAAGACCGAACTTTATCGCTTCAGCGAACAGGCGTCGGGAACCATTTGGGCTTTCACCGATGGCAACGAACAAGTCACCTATAACGGCGACGTTTATACGCCCGCGTCCATTGGACGTAGTGACGCCGAAGTAAAGAACGAAATTGCCAAGTCGAATATCGACGTTCAAATGTCGCTCAATAACGAAGCTGGTCTTCGTTGGTTGGCAGACAACGGCGAAAAGATTGTGTCGCTTACAATTTTCGAACGTGACAAAGGCGGTGCGTTCAACGTCGTTTGGAAGGGTCGTCTTGCCAGCATTGCGCCGGGCACGACTAGCATTGTTTTGAAGATGGAAAGCATTTTCACATCGCTTCGTCGCCCCGGTCTTCGGGCGCGCTATCAGCGTGGTTGCCGTCATGCGCTTTACGGGCGTGGTTGCTATGTGAACCCCGAAGATTTTGCCGTTGAAGGCAGCGTTGCGGCGGTTGCTGCCGTGAAAACGTTCACCGTTGAAGCGGCGGCGGCATATATCGACGGATATTTCACCGGCGGCATGTTGAAGGCTTCGGATGGAACTTTGTCGTATATCATTTATCATGCTGGCAATCAGATAACCATTCAGCGCCTTTCGTATGTTCTTTCGCAGGCCATTGAAGCCGGGGTTCCGTTTGACGTAGTGTTGTATCCGGGCTGCGATCATACGCGCCAAACATGCAACGATAAATTCAACAATCTTTTGAACAACGGCGGGTTTGACTTCATTCCAACGAAGAACCCTTTGGGCGGGAGTTCAATAGTCTAATGTGGTGGTTCGTCGCTCTTTTCGTCGCTGGCTTGGTGTTGTCCTATGCGACTATGCCAAAACAGCAATCGCAGAAACCGGCCGGGCTTTCGGAAATCGAAGCGCCTATTGCCGAAGAAGGCGTTGAAATTCCCGTTCTATTTGGAACGCGGGACTTGAACGGTCCTAACGTCGTTTGGTATGGCGACTTGAAAACGGTCGCCATCAAATCGAAGGGCGGGAAGAAGTGACAATCATTGTAAAGATGGTGGACATTCGTTCGGCAAAACTTTGCAGCAATGGCGCGCGGGGCTTCTTTGCGCGCCATAATCTTGACTGGAACAAGTTCTTATCCGAAGGTCTTCCCGAAGAAGTTTTCATTGCAACCGGCGATGACAACGCCCTTCGTGTAGTTGAAAAGGCGCGCGAACGTCATGGGTAAGGGCGGCAAAGCACAAACTGTCGGATACAAGTATTATCTTGGTATGCACCTTGGCATGTGTCACGGGCCTATCGACGCTTTTACGCGCCTTCAAGTTGACGAACGCGACGCTTGGGTTGGATATAAGACTAGCGGTTCAATTTCAATAACCGCGAATACTCTTTTCGGCGGCGATAAGCGCGAAGGCGGCGTTAGCGGCACGATTGACCTTGCGATGGGCGAACCGACCCAAGGTCAAAACAGCTATCTTGTTTCGAAGCTTGGTGCGTTAATTCCCGCGTTTCGCGGCGTTGCCTGTTTGATATTTCGTCAATGCTATCTAGGCAACAACCCATATTTGAAAACGTGGAGCGCTAGGGGGCAGCGTGTCTTCAAGCGCCAAAACGGTTTGATGCAATGGTATCCAGCCAAAGCGGCGATAGCTTCAAGCGCCACAACCAAGGCGACGGAAGTTACTTTGTCGTGGTGGCAATCATCTTCGCCGCAAGGCGGTGCGTCGTTGGATACGGCGAAGATGACAATGCGCTTTTGGGATATTCATGGCAACAGCCTTGGCTTTCACGATAGTTCCGAAGAAACCGGGCCGGTGTATCCCGAATGGGAACAGCGTTCAATTACGGCAACCGCCCCGGCCGGAACCGCTCGCGTTCAACTGTTTCAACATATGTGGCGTAATTCCGGTGAAAGTAACGACGGCTATATTGATGACATAACGTTGACGTTCGACGGCGAACCCGTTGTTGTTCCCAATCCCGGCGCTGAAGAAGGCGTTCAGGGTTGGACAAGCGTTGAAGGCGGTATTGAAGCATACGAAGGCGGGCGCAGCGGCGGTTTTCGCTTCGCAGGCGGACATGGGCACGATTACACGGCGGCTTATCAAGATATTCCGCTAGGCGTCGTTGATATGAACGCTGCCCACATTATCCGCGAATGCCTGACTGATCCTGAATGGGGCATGGGTTACACCGACGACGACGTTGACGACGTGTCGTTCAGGGCAGCGGCTGATATTTTCTTCAATGAAAAGCTTGGGTTGTCCCTATTGTGGGATAAGACGAAGACCATTGAAGATTTTGTTTCGATGGTTCAAGAGCATGTCGATTGCGCGCTTTATGTGTCGCGCACGACTGGTAAGTTCGTCATCAAACCTATTCGCGGCGGATACGATGAAGCGACGTTGCTTCATCTTGACGAAAGCAATATTGGAAGTGTTGACGATCCGACGCGCATTACGTTCGGTGAATTGACGAACAGCGTTACCGTGACTTATTGGGACGCGACGACCGGCAAAGACGCGACCGTCACAATAGACGATCCCGCGCTTCTTCGCCAACAGGGCGTTCCTATTAACGCGCCGCTGCAATATCCCGGCTTCAGCAATACGCGCAACGCGACGATTGCGGCGCAGCGCGATTTGAAAGTGCTATCTTCGCCGCTGCTGTCTTGCACAATTACGGCGAACAGCGACGCCAAGGAACTTGAAGTTGGCGACGTGTTCAAGTTCAGTTGGTCGCGTTGGGGGCTTGCCGAAGTCGTCATGCGTGTGAACGGTATAAGCTACGGCACCGGGCGCAATAATCGCGTCAAGATTTCATGCACACAAGACGTTTTCGATACCGACACGAACTTGACCATCGTTGTTCCTGATAGTGGTTGGACGGACCCTAGCGGCCCGCCTTCGGTTGTTGAACAACAGCTTGTCGCCGAAGCGCCTTATTACGAACTTGTTCAAGCGCTTGGCCAGTCAGACACCGACAACAAGTTGTTGACGCATCCTGAAATCGGCTATTTGATAGCCGCCGGTTTGCGTCCCGCTTCAGCAATCAACGCGGCGCTATATACCGATGACGGCGCAGGATACGAAGACGTTGGCGCGATGGACTTTTGCCCGTCTGGCGTTCTTTCGACCAACATTACGAAGACGCAACCGAACTTCGTTTTGAATGACGGAAGTGACTTGGAAGAAGTTACCATTGGGACACACTTCCAAATTGGCGAAGAACTAATGCGGGTTGACGCTATCGACGTTGAAACCGGCGCTATAATGGTGGGACGCGGTGTCCTTGATACGGTGCCCGAAGAACACCTTGCGGGCGAAGTGGCATTCTTTTGGGATGCTTACGCCGGGTTTGATCCGACCGAATATGTTCAGGGCGAAGAAGTTGACGCCAAGATAATTCCGATTTCCGGCGCTGGCGTTCTTCCGCTTGACGCCGCCGACGCGATGACACTTACGTTGAACCAACGTGCTTGTCGTCCTTATGCGCCGGGCGACCTTCGTATCAACGGCGAAAGCTACGCCCCCAACGCTTATTACGAAGGTGAAGTAACGGTTACGTGGACGCATCGAAACCGTATTGAACAAACCGGCGGTTATCTTGTCGATCATACGGCGGGTGATATTGGCCCTGAACCGGGCGTCGAATATCGCCTTCGTCTTTATGTTGACGACGTGTTGGAACAAGAAATAGAACCGGCCGTAAGCCCGCAAGCTGTCACGCCGATAGGTTCAGGCGTAATTCGCATTGAAGTTCATGCCAAGCGGGACGGCGTTTATTCATGGCAAGCGCCGTCGCACATTTTCATTAACAGCCAAGCCGAAGCGCGCTATACCGAAGAAGGGGAAGCCCGTGTAATTGAGCAAGGCGACGTAAGGGTTTTGGAGGAATAAAAATGGCAGACAAACGCCTTAGCGATCTTGAAGCCGTCGCTTCTATCGAAGGAAGCGAACTTATCGAAGTGTCGCAACTTTCAACCGACGTTGCGATAACAGCGGCGACAATTAGCGCTGCTGCCGCCGATAATAGCTTCAACGATAGCGCTGAAGGTTTTGTTGCGGCCGGGTTCTTAGTCGGCGACCGGGTTAACGTCAAAGGCTTTACCGGCGACACCGCCAATAATCTATTTGTGGGCACTATAACAACAATCACCCCCGGCAAAATGACTATCGGCGGAACGGATGGCGACGTTATTGTTGATGACGCCGCCGGGGAAAGCGTTACTATTTCCAAATGGACTTCGCGTCGTGCGACAACTGCCGATGTTGCTTCGGTTGGAAGTGGAACAGTTATCGTTTCGCCAATTGCAACGGTTGCTTACGATTTGCTGAATGCCGACAAAAGCAAGTATTTGCGTTTAACGAATGCAGCGGCAAAAACGATAAACGTGCGTCAAAATGCAACGGAAGCGCTGGACGATAACGCTGAATGGCATTTTCGTAATATCGGCGCAGGCGACGCAACTTTCGTTGCCGGTGCAGGCGTTACGATAAACGTTCCGGTGGGCGGCGATTTAATTATTCCCCAAGGCGGCACTGTTACTTTGAAGCGTGTTGCGCTTGATACGTTCGATCTTATGGGCGCGACTAAGGCAAGCGGAACGTCTTCCTACGTTAAGAAGTCTGGCGATACTATGAACGGCCCTCTTAATATAGAGATCGCAGGAGGCGCTAATAATATTCTTAATGTTAAAGGCGAAGGAGCGGTTGACAATCAAGTTTTACGACATAGTTCCGATGCCGGATC